CGAACATGCTCACTCATTTTTCATGGTGTCCTATTATGGCAAAAGAAATAGATCAAGAGGTCAAGTATCTCAAAGTAATTGTTGATTCACTCGATGAACTCAGGAACTTACCGGTATCACCGATGAGGGATGGATTAATCCTTGGTTTTCAGGCCAAGTTAGAACAAAGCGATGAACTTTCGTCCTTAAAGGAACAGCTCTCAAATGCTTTGGATAAGATAAAAATCTTAGAATCTTCCAAAGAAGGCTTAATTGCTGATGTTGGAAACACATTATTTGATCACACACTTTCGTGTGTAAGAAAACATTGCGTCATGAGAAAAGACATTTATGAAGGGTATAAGTGATGTGACTGCGGCTATATGAAATAACCTCGCATACAATCTGATCGATGTATGATTCTTTTAACACAACCTTAAAAGGTGTATTATATGCTAATTTTAGCTAAGAACCAAATAGAGACCCTGAATGCGTATGCTGCTGTACTCCGTATCCCAACTGAACTTAGTGCTCCTATCGTCAATCATTTCATTGATTGTTTGAAGAGCTCCGGTCCAGAATGGACAATATCTCGTTATAAAGCTGTGAAGCTTGATTTTATACGTCTCAAGTCCGGTCAAGATTGTTGCTCTACATGGGTAGCAAAGCGTGGTCCTAACAGATTCTCCGGTTGTTTTGGAGGTTTGCAAACTTGGTCGAATAAGAATTGGAAGAATTGGTCTAGAGCTATAAATCTACTCCAGATGTACACAACCTTAATTTCATCAGAACCGACAATTTCACAAAAGTCTAAGTTCCTTGATGCGGTTGGTCATTCTAACCCAAATAACGAGTCGATAGAACATTACAACATCTTATTGAAAGGTGCTGTGTCAGACTGGTTCAAGCCCATGTATTATCGGGATCCCGAACCTTTCTTGTCAAAAACCTTATCTAGCACTAGAAGGGAACCCCACGCGAGTGGGTCTTCTTTTGTTGAAGGTGATAATCCATTGGAGTGTGCATATTCCTTTTTGCACAGAACTTCCTTTGGGGTAAGAGCGGTTAAGAGGTATCCAAACCTTTTCCGTCCTGCCTTGTCTCATATCCATCTTGAGATAAATCGTAAACCTGCTAGAGATAATGGTCGTTGGCTTAGAGCCTCACAGCCTCTCTTTCCTGATACCGTTGGAAAAATTGGGCTCATTCAAGAGCCCGGATTTAAACTACGGGCCGTGGCTAATCCAGCACGGATATACCAACATGTTTTGAAACCGTTGGGTGATGCAATCTATAGTAAGCTTTCACAGTTACCATGGGATTGTACCTTTGATCAGGAACGTCCTTTCAAAGTTCTTCAAAAACATTTGTGTCAGGGCAAGACCGCACATGCGGTTGATTTGTCCAATGCGACCGATAGATTTCCTTTATTATTTCAGGAAACGGTTCTGGATTATTTATTTATCCGGAAAGATGCAGTATCACTTTTTAAAGAGCTCTCACGAGCTCAGTGGAACTGTACTATCTCTGACTCTGGATTCCTTAAATGGGAAACTGGTCAACCGTTGGGGTTATACCCTTCTTTCGGTATCTTTGCTATGACCCACGGCATGATTTTATATATGCTGAATGGGAATAAACACAATGATGCTTTCTTCGTACTTGGTGATGATGTTGTCATCCTATGCGATGTCTTGCATGAAAAGTATGAAAGGTTCCTCCGTAATACTGGAGTTCCTTTTTCACCCTTGAAAACGATTTCGTCGTCCAAATTGACGGAATTCGGAGGTAAGATTATCACCAGCGATGGTGTTATCCCTCAACTCAAGTGGTCGAAAGTCAGTGATGACTCTTTCTTAGATCTTGCAAGAAATTTTGGAGAACAGTTCCGATTGCTTATGAAACCACGTCAAAAGAAGATCTTTGACATGGTGAAGTACGTTCCAGATTTCCTAGGTGGATGTGGTTTTAACCCACACGGAATTCCTTTGGAGGAACGAGTTCGCTTATATTATGAGCTACAATCGGATGATAATAAACAGTCTTACATGTTGAGCTATAACGGGCGTTTGGCTGCGTATAATTACGCAGTAGATACCCAAGCACCGGGTTATTTTATTTATAAGAATAACCCAATGTGTGATTTCGAACAGAAATCAGCTCTTTTTGCCAGGAACTCCATGTCTCCTCACTTTTCAAAATACATTAGAAGATCGATGTACGATGAAACTTGGAAGCATGTGTGTGGCAATCCACTATATGTGATGCACCCTCGTGAGAGGGCGTTTCCCATAGCGGGTACTAGCATTAGAACATCAATGTTAGATGTTATGGAACGTAAGTTGGAGGCAACTCCTTATTTGCGTAATATAGTTAGTAGGACCTCAAGTAATGTAAATAACAAAACTTAGGAGTTAGTATGGATAATGATCAACAACGCCGTCTATTGATGGCAGAGTTTCATGATTTAGTCGCAGTTCTTCAAAGAAGGAGTCTGGCAACGGATACCCCTTCTGATGAAGAGATTAGATCAATGTCTAATAACGATCTTTCCCAATGGGTTAGAATGTTACATGATATATCCAGAACACCTGAGTAATCAGGTGCGGTAGTAGGC